ACTGGCTGCAAAAAGAAGTTATTACCCGTTTGGGCAAAAACGGTAAGTTACTGGTAGTAGGAACCCGTATTGCTCCATCTGATTTTTATAAAGAACTCCGCGACCCTAAGCATTGGTCTGGTGGCAAGTCACCTTTTACATACATGGGTATGCCAGCAGTTCTTGACTATAGCGATAAGCCAGAAGACTGGACAACCCTCTGGCCTGCAAGTGATACACCCTGGGACGGGGATGAAGATACCCCACCTAATGAAGAAGGGTTATACCCTAAATGGGATGGCGAAACGCTTTTCAAGCGTAGAAGCGAAGTAACCCCAGCAACATGGGCGCTTGTTTATCAACAAGAAGATGTAACTGAAGACTCTATCTTTCCACCTGAACTGGTGCAAGGTTCTATTAACGGCATGCGTAAGCGTGGCCCATTAAAGCCAGGTGCAACGGGACACCCGAACCAAGTTGAGGGCTACACCATCGTGGGCTTTGACCCCGCTATGGCGGGTAACGCTGCATTTGTGGCTATCACTTATAACAGGACTGATGGAAAGATTTATGTTCTAGAGTGTTTGAACATGCCAGAACCTACGCCACAAAAGATTAGGCAAGCCATTGAAGATTTTACGCTTCGGTACAGACCGCAAGAGTTCCGCGTTGAAATCAACGCCCACCAAAAAGCCTACTCCCTCGACGAGGAACTACGAACATGGCTCTCTTCACACGGCGTACGGCTTAATTCTCACTTTACAGGCAAGAACAAATGGGACACAAACTTCGGTGTGGCATCTATGTCGACACTCTTTGGCACTACTCGCGAGGGCAAGTTCCAAAAGAACAACATTATAGAATTACCTAGTACTGAAAACTCAGAAGGTATGAAGGCATTAGTCCAACAGTTAATTACTTGGAAACCTGATACCAGAGGTAAGACAGATACTGTTATGGCTTTGTGGTTTGCGGTTATCCGTGCCCGTGAGTTCATGCAGCAAAATAGCAATATCGCTAGGTACGCCAACAATCGTTGGGCTACTAGAGCGCAACAACATAAACGTACATCAATTAATCTAGATGATGCCGCATCTGAAATGTGGAATCATCAATACGGATAGGAAATAAATGCTTTCGATAGAGCAGATTTCAGCACGGGTTGCATCTCTTAAAGACCGTGCTGCAGAGCGTGATGCACGCCAGCAAGATGTTCTTGCTGTCCGTAAAGGGCAGATAGCAAGTGTTTACCCAGACTTCTTTCCGCAGGGTGTTGACGCTAACGTAGTTGCTAACTTTATTGACATTGTAGCCCGTGACCTATCTGAGGTTATGGCTCCATTGCCATCTGTTAACTGTTCTGCTGCTAATCAAGCAAACGACCGTGCTCGTAAGTTTGCGGACACACGTACTCGTATTGCTAATAATTATTTTGCAAACTCTGATTTGCAAGTACAGATGTACACAGGCGCAGACATGTACATCACATTTGGTTTCGTCCCTTTCATTATTGAATTAGACGAAGAAGCAGGGCTACCGCGTATTCGCGTAGAAAATCCAATAGGGGCTTACCCAGAATTTGACCGCTACGGACGCTGTATTGCCTTTGCTAAGCGTTATTACTTGAGCATTGGAGAACTCGCTTCAGAGTTCCCTGAGTATGCAAGAGAACTCCTTGGTCCAGAAATGTACAAGGGAGACCTTAACGCACAACTAGAGATAATTCGTTACTACGATGCACAACAATCTCTGTTGTTTGTTCCAGAAAAAAACAATTTAGTTTTATCTAAGGCGGCTAACCCGCTTGGTAAGATGATGGTTGTTGTTGCTAAGCGTCCATCAGTTGATGGTGAGATGCGTGGACAGTTTGATGATGTATTGGGTATTCAGTTGCTTCGTAACAGGTTCGCATTACTTGCGATGGAAGCAGCAGAAAAGTCAGTACAGGCTCCAATTGTTCTACCAACAGATGTAACAGAACTTGAACTGGGTGGCGATGCAATTATTCGCACAGCAAACCCAGCAGGTGTAAGACGCGTAGACCTTAACATTCCACCTGGCGCATTTACTGAGCAGGCTTTGTTACAGCAGGAACTACGAACAGGAACACGTTACCCAGAGGGACGTACTGGAAACATTGATGCTTCCATTATTACTGGTCAAGGTGTTCAAGCACTTATGGGTGGCTTTGATACACAGGTTAAATCTGCTCAGGCTATTTTTGCTTCTGCATTACGAGATGTTATCTCTGTATGTTTTGAGGTAGATGAGAAGTTTTTTGATGTTGAAAAGACAATCCGTGGTGTAGATGCAGGTTCTCCTTACAGCCTTACATACAAGCCAGGCAAAGACATTAAGCGTGACTTTACCGCTGATGTTCGATATGGCATGCTTGCTGGGCTTAACCCAGCACAGGGACTTATCTTTATGTTACAAGCACTAGGTGGTGGATTAATTTCTACAGACCTAGCAATGCGTGAACTACCGTTTGGTATTAACGTAACGCAGGAACAAGAAAAGATTGAAATTGAGAATATGCGTAAAGCACTGGTTAGTTCTTTACAAGCATACACACAAGCCATTCCACAAATGGCTGTGCAAGGTGGGGACCCATCAGCCGTGGTAAATAAAATCGCTGGAGTTATTAAGGCTCGTCAACGTGGCGTACCAATAGAGGATGCCGTTGAAGAAGTCTTTGCGCCAGAATTACCTCCTGCTGGTGCACAGGTTGAGCAACCGTCCCCTGTTCCCGCAGCGCCAGCAGGAGGCGCTTCTTTAGAACCACAGCAACCACCACAACTGCAAAGTCTTTTAGCAAGTTTAACATCAGGCGGAGAAGCCTCAGCATCGGCAAGGACAGTTACGCGACGTTAACTTAAGGAGGGGACAATGACAACGCTTGTAGCAATTCAAGGAAATGGTTGGGCAGCCGTTGGCTGTGATTCTCGTTCATCTGGTGATGATGGTCGCTTTATGGAACTGGCAACACATAAAATTATTGAAAACAATGGAATCTTAATTGCAGGTTCTGGTGCTAGTCGTGGCTCTAACATTTTGCAGTTTGGGTGGAAAGCACCTAAGCCACGTGTTACTGATGACTTAGATGTGTTTATGACACAGACTTTTATACCAGCAATGCGTAAATTATTTATTGATTCTGGTTATGACATGAAAGAAGACGGGGATGCCGCAGCACATGATTCACAATTTCTTATCGTCGTTCGTGGAGTTATTTATCCTGTCTTTGAAGATTATTCTTGGGACCGCGATGTTCGTGGTATCTATTGTTCTGGCAGTGGTGCTGACATTGCTCTCGGTGCCATTGAGGCTTTTGCTAGTTCTAGAAAACAAACTACGCCAAAGATGGCGGAAATAGATATTAGAATGGCAATTAAAATTGCGTCTCGCTGGGATATACATACTGGCGAACCAGTTGTAGTAAAGATACAAAACGCAAAATGAGCAAAGAGTTTAGAAATAAAATAGAAGAAGCATTAAAAATTCTTATAGAAGAAGATGAGAAGGGGACTGAGTTTATCTGCACTAACTGGTTAATGATAACCGAGTGGGCAGACTACGAAGGGACCCGATATTTACACACAGAAGTTAGCGAAGCCATGACACCATGGAACGCATACGGGATGATGAAGATGGCACAAGAGTACAACAGCGAAGTACTTGGTACTAAGCACGAACCTATTGAGCAAGAGGAGGATGAAGAATGACAACTGCCCCAGAAAATCGTGGTGGGATGCGTCCAACAGCCCCTCAGAATAATCCAGCAAATGTTTCAGCAACTGGTGGCGCAGGCCAATCAGGCCGTGCCACACAACCTGCACGATACATTGCTGGCTTGCCATACGGAGAAGGTCAAGCAACTATGGCGCAACAAACAGGTGCGCCTATGCAAGGAAGTTCAATGCCACAGATGCCTCAAATAGAAATGCCAACACCGCTAGGTGCACCATCTATGCGTCCTGGTGAGCCAATTACATCTGGCATTGACATGGGTGATGGCGTAGGTTCAGAGGCAATGCGTGGTCTACCTAATCAAACACCAACGCTTCTTGACACATTAAAGTATTTAGCACAGTTTGATTCATCAGGAGATGCAGAGTTAATCTACAGAACAATTCTTGATAGAGACTTTTAATGGCCCAGTACATCAAACCGATTGTTGCTGAGGTATCACCTAATATTTATGCTGCTGCAAAAAATGCAAACCTAACTGGCACGGAAAAAAACCAAATAGAGCAGATGAGTTACACGATTAAGAAGCATCGTGAACTAGTTAAACTTGGTCCAGAGATGGCTCGTAAAGAATACGACCGATTAGAACCTCAGTTCCAAGACCAATTAAAGTTTATGTTTAAAGATGCTGACTACATGCAGGATGCACCTGATGTATCAGACCGTCTTTTTGGCGTTGCCAAAACTATCGGAACAATAGTTGCATCACCATTAATTGGTTTATTTAAACTAGGTGGACAGTACAACCGCTTGATTAACCAGCCTTATAAGATTGCACGACAGGTAGCACAGGGCGAAGATTTGTTTTCAATGAAAACATGGACAGATGCATGGGACGGAAAGAATCAGTATGATGACAAGGCTTTGGCGGAAGCGACCAGTTACTTTGGTGAGTTTGACGTTATGGTTGCTAAAGGATTACTTGCGGGTAAAACTCCTGGCGAGATTGTTCAAGACTTTGGTAAAGTAGACGCTAATCTTCTTAACTCAATTAAGAAAGCATACGATGAGCCAGAGACTTTTCAGGAAGTACTAGATGGCGTAAAGTATGCACAGATTTCTCCAGGACGAGATATTGCCCGTATGCTTGACCGTAAGCCACCATCAAGTGGTGTAAGTGGTAAAACAAAAAACGTATCTGGTGTTATAGATTTTATTTATCAACTTGCTGTAGACCCTCTTACCTGGATAACAGGCGGACTAAGCAAGGGTGTAACTAAGGGTGAGCGTATTGCTAACTCACTTACTGAAGCAATTAATAATGGCGTATCAGTAGAAAAGGCTGTTGGAGATACATTTAAAAATCCATTAGTTTATTCACTATGGCAAGATGGATTAGGTCCTGCACTTAAAAAGGTAAAAGACTCAAGTGGAACTCCAGGTGCAAAGTCAATTGCATTAGATGAGATTGCAAAAAACTTTCCTGGGTATAACGACCAAAATGCAATTAAGGCTTTAGTTGATGGAAAAGTATTTGATGCTGCATCAGCACAAGCATACTTTGAAAACGCTGGTAATCTAAATCTATTGCTAGCAGGACGAGTTGATGGTTTAACTTACATGCGCAATGGCGTAGTAGTAGCCCGTCAAAATCGTTTATTCTCAGATGCAATAACACGTTCACTTGATAATGTTTTTAATAACATGTCTCGTAATGCTGCTGAAAGAGATGCTGCTCTTGAACCAATTAGTGCTGCATTTCTTAATGCAGAAGATTCACTTCAGCGTTTAGTTAATCCTCTTTCTGATATGTCTGTAGTACTAAAGGCTAATGAAGAGATTAAAGGTTGGAAAAGAATTGGCCGCTTAGCGGCACGTTCGCCTCAAGGACTAGAAGTACGAGTTGGTGTTAATGCTGTTGATACTGCTTTTAACTTTACAGCCCGTGCTCGTCAGATTTTGCCAAAGGATATGGCTCAAGCATTAACTGTTCGCTTTTTGGACTCAACGGCTGATGAGCAAGTAGTTATTTTGCGTAACTTAGATGCTGCAACTATGTATTCAATGGGACTAGGTGGTAGTGTTAAAGGTGAAGATTTAATTCTTAAGACACTACAGGACAAGTATGGTGATAAAGCAGGCTTTGCTACCAAGCGAGACCTAGCAATTAACCCAGACCATGTTAAGTTTGCACCAGCAAACACTGTTCGTGAATCTGAATCAGGATTTTTTGTTAATACTGAAGGTCCGTTGCAGCCTTATCAGACTACATGGGCTATTGGCCCACTACCTTATGACACAATCGGGTCAACTGTGTGGGAAATTAAGTCTAAGAAAAACATTATTACTGCACTTGGCGGAGCAACACAAGGTAATTTTTCAAAAAGACTAGTTGATGCATGGTCTATCTTAACTTTGTTCCCACGTTTAGGTGTTCGTTCTGCTATTGACGAAGCAACTATGTATTTACTATCTGCACCTACTAAAGATATGCGTAGATTTGCATCCTTAGAAGGATTAAGACTAGGAAATATGTCCCGTGCTGCTACTGGTTCTAAGTCTGCTAGTGGTCCAGTGCGTAGAAGTATTCAAAAAGCATTACAATTTGCACCACGTGCAGATTTACCTATGCGTATGGGGCAACAACCGCGTTACTCTCACGAAGAAGCGCTATCAATTTTAGATAGACAAACAATTTTGCAAAACAAAGCAGATGACCTAGGCGTTGATGTTGTCCTTTTGTCAAGCCTAGAAAAACGTCAAGCAATATCTGCCACTGTTTCACAGATGTATGGTCGTTATGTTGACCCTGAAACTGCTGGCTATTTAATGCAGGCGTTTATACATTCACCTGATGCGCTTAACTCAATGGCTGCTTCTCTTGTAGCAAGTAGTGGTATCTCTGGTCGCTATGGCGAGGAGATTGTTGCATCAGTTATTACACCATCTATGCTTGATATGGCTTTTGATGCATTAGGTATTAAGATGGGTAAAGGAACCCGTACTATTGATACGGCTATGCTAACAGAACGCGAAGTTGCACTAGCACACTTTGAAAAATGGTTCAAGATGTTGGCTGCTAACAAGGCTAAGTTAACTGATGAGGTTACGCTTAACCCAGCAGATATATTCTTTAGATACAATGCATTAAAGCCAGGCGAGATAGACCCACGTACTGGTAAAGAAATGATGGAACTAGCACTTGATGCTGCTATGGAAAAAATTGGTTTTAAGTTTGAGCCGTTAACTAAAACTTGGCAGGTTCAAGACAATCTATCTGTTGGTGCGTTTTTAGAACGCACAGCCTACACAGTTCAGGCCCGTGGGCGTGGACTAGATGATGAGCAGATTGCCCGTGGTCAGTTATTCCGTATGTTTACTGATATGTATGAAACATTCCATGGTGATGCTAACAAGTTTAATCAAGGATTATTAGATGTAGTTAAGAATAGTTACGGGCAACTAGTCAAGATGAGTGCAGAATCTGGTCGCATTCCTACTTGGAACGCAGCGGTTGCACGTATTCCTTTAGATGAGTTCCAAGATGCTAGCCAAGGATTCCGTATTAGCGGACCTATCAATACTGAAATAGCCTTTGGTGACTTTGATGTAGAGTCTGTATTTAGACGCTACGGAAATACTATGATGGACTGGATGGACCAACAAGTAACTGGTTTATTCCGTCAACCAGCAGTTATGGTTACGTATGCGCAGTTGCGTAAGAAGTATGCTGGTATTGAAAAAGAGTTTGTTCGTCAACAGGTAGCAAATGAGATGGGTCCTTTTGCTGGTGCTACTCAAAAGCAGATTGATGCAGTAACTGAGAAGTATAAGGCTATAGCCGAAAAGCGTTTTACTGAATTAGCAGTGCGTGAAGCAGCAGATACTATTCTAAAGTTTGCTGATAACCCAAAGATACGTTCTAACTTTGCATTTAGTGTGCGTACTGTTGGTCGTTACTATAGAGCAACTGAGGATTTCTATCGCCGTATTTATCGTTTAAAGGATGTAGCACCACGTACTTTGTATCGTTTGCGTTTAGTTAACGTAGGACTTGAATCAAGTGGCGCTATCTTTAACGATGCCGAAGGTGAGCCATATGTAGTAATGCCTATGGATAACATTATCTACAAGGCCACAGATGGTGCGTTTCGTGCGCTAACAGGTAATACTGGATACAGCCAGCCATTGTTTAATGAGTTTACATTTAAACTAAGAATGGTTAACCCATCATTCTCACAAGATGCTGGTCTTCCTACCTTGTCTGGCCCTATTGCAGGGCTAGGAGTTATTGCTGTAAAGAACTTGCTTGGTATAGTTCCAGGAAAGATTCCATTTGTTGGTGGTGCAATACAGCCATACTCACAGCAACTAGGTGAAAGCATTGATACATTTGCACTAGGTAACATTGGTGACAATGTTGATATATTCCGTGCTGTTGTTCCTTCATCCTTACAGCGTGTCTGGGGTATGTTGGGATTTGATGAGAAGTCTAGACAAGAAGTAACCGCTGCACAGCAGGCTATTGCCTACAATGCAGCCAACGGAATAGGTATTGCAGCAGATGCTACAGATGAAGAGAAGTCTGAATACCTAAAGAACATCCGTATCTCAGCACATAACGTATTGTTTATGCGTCACTTCCTAGGTCTGTTATCACCAGTTGCACCTACAACTATGGAGTCCGTAGGAGTTCCTGACTATATTAAAGATACTGGCATTACTACTTTGCGTTCAGAGTTCTTTGATATTCTTAATGGCATAACCGCTATTAATAATGGAGACATCTCAGACCCATACGAGGTAGCACTTGCTACATACATTGGCAAGAATCCAGGCAAACTTATCTATACAGTTGCCCGTGAGGATAAGCAGACTAGCGTTCTTATTAAGAACACAGATAAGTTAAAGAACTGGGGCATCAAGAACGCTGATTTAATTAAGACTTATGGCGAGGTTGCCTACATCTTTGCACCACAGATTGGTGACTTTAATGCTGGTACTTATAATTGGATTAAGGCAGCAGGTCTTATTGAGAGTAAGTCTCTTGAAGATTACTACACAGATATACAGGTAGCAGAGGATAAGCAGAAGTATTATGACATTGCTCGTCAGCAAAAAGATATTCTTAATAATCTGTCAGACCCAGAACTACGAGCCAATGTTATTAAAGCAGCAGAGCAACAACGTGCAGCACTAAAGGCTAACAACCCACTACTTAATTCAGAACTTATTGGTTCTGGTAATGAAATTGGTAACGAATCTGTAATGCTTAATAGTCTTGAGCAGTTAATTTCAAACCCTAAGACTGATGTTAGACCAGCCACACGCCAGAAGTTAATGATGGCAATTAAAATGATACGAGAGTTTGTTGCTTTCTCTACTGACCCAGAGTTAAAGAATGTTGAAAACATTGCACAACTTAAGCGGGAAAGAAAAGAGCAGATAGAGGCTAATCTAAATGAGTTAATGGTAGGCGACCTATATGTAACAGAAGCCAACCGCGCAATCTTTAAATCAATACTTGGATTTTATTCACGTGAATCATACTATGTCTATAAGGAGTTAAAGTAATGGCTGACATTAGAGGTTTAGAAGAAGCCTTCTTTGATGCTTCAGAAGAAGCACGCCGTACGTTTGATATCCTTAATGGTACTGCTGGACGTGGTGGTTTAGAGCAAAGGTATTTAATTGCTTTAGATAATAAAGAAAAGAACGATGCAAAGCCAGGCAGTATACGTAACTTTAGCATAAAAGATTTTAATGCTTTAAAGAAACAATATGATGCCGCCTCTCTTGCATACAGACGAGCACAAGATGCAAAGAACGCTGCACGCCTAGAACTTAAACGTGGTCAGGCTCAGTATGAAGCAGCGGTACAGGCTGCATACGATGCTCAGACTGCTGCTAAAAATGCGGGAGCAAAAGTTAAACCATTGCCACCTGCGCCTAAGGGAGTAGTTCGCCCTGAAAATAAGACTGTAGAAACACCAGAACCTCTTGAAGATGGCGGTGCTGTAGATGTAGCAGAAGACAGACTTAAAGGTTATGCAATTGAATCTTCTGGTAATGTTATTCTTAATGGAGAGCGTATCTATTTTGTTGATACAAAAAACGCTGATGGCTCAACAACTATTAACCAGTATAAAAGTATTATCTCAGCACGTGATGCTTTCCTAAAGAACTACTCAGCACCTGGACAATTAGAAAGTTTAAAGCAAGAGTTAGTTAGCCGTAACTGGATTACAAAAAAACAACTAGAACAAAACGACTGGTTGTCTGGTCTTGATAATGCAATTGCTAAATATACATTTGATGCTGCAAGTAAAATTCAAATTGAAGGCGTTAAGCAAGTTCCTTTTTCTTCATGGTTTAACTCTGGTAAGGGTGGGGCTGGAACGGGAGAACCAGCAAGCAAGGCTGGAACCTTTAAAGATACAGATTTAATTCTTACTACTGCTGGCGATGCTTACAATGAAATTAATGACTACATGATTGATGCTGTAGGTAGACCAGCAACACAGCAAGAAAAAGAAGAATACTATAAAGATATTAATGCGC